GAAACCTAGACATGAGGAGCTCTACATGCTGATTCAAGACCCTGTCGGACGCGTCGCTCAGATCGAGCGTGGCGAGGTCGCAGCTTTCGCTGCCCTTTCTAGCGAGGAGCCGGTTTGGCTCCTGATGCTTGAATCCGATGAAGTAACGGCCGAGCATGGAGTCCTTTTGGGACAAACCATAACCGGTCGGGACTTCGTGCCTCGATGGACTGACGTCCTCGAGGCGCTGGATGAATTGTTGCGCAAGGGCCTGCTGCATGTATTGCATGGCAGTAGGCTCCTTAGCAATAATTCGAGGGGTCTTGAGAGTCTTAGGGACGGGGATGACCTTTACAGGTCTCTCCTTCCCAGGCTCGAGGAATTGCACATGGTCAAACTGGTCGTCCTGACCAGAGTAGGGGACAGCGTACTTACCGTAAGGAAAGATACGCTCCAACCTTTGGGGCCACTCGATCTGATCGAACTTGCCGTTACCGGTAAGTCCATCAGCGGTAGCTCCGGGACCATGCCTGGGGGTGAGGAACCCACGGGATGGATTGACGATTTCGCACTGGGAGAGGCTTTCCTGGATCACAGGAAATTGCCACTTCAAGACGTCATCGCCGATCCCGTTACGTACGCCATCGGCGCACGAGCGATTGTCAGAGCCTTGGAAGGCCTTGACACCGAGGAGACCCAGAAATGGGTCCTCGATCCTCAGAACTCGATCATGACTTGGGTAACTGACCCAATCACGAGCGAGACCCGTCCTCTCTGTTACGTGGTTTTCCACGTCGCTAAAGAGGTCGGCCCACAAAAGAGTTGACGCTTTCCGGAATTGGGGAAGAAATTCCTCGAAGCTACTGGAGTCAATCTCTCGCAGTTCCTGCTCAATCTCGACGTACCGTCGCATCGCGCGAGATGTCCGCACTTTCGTGCATTCACTCTCGATCTTCCCAAACACCAGCGTAAGCTGGCGCACGGCGAAGATGCAATCGACACTAGGTTCGTCGAGCAAGGCACCATCAGCACTGAAGATTTGACAAAGGAAACCTTGAAGAAATTCAGGGAGACCTCTCCGTTTCACGAAACTGTGAAATAGAGTGTTGTCAATGAGTCCCAGTTCAAGACCTCTTTCGAAGTCTTTACAGAACTGAGGAAGGGTGATTCGTAAAAACGATTCACCTTCAGCTTCAGTGCGATCCGTGACTGTTATGCAGTCACGAACGGCGCTAGTACCGCACCAGCTCGCCACTTCTGTGGCAAGCTCTCTCCACAGAGACATCAGGTCTTTCATACCGCTCCCATCAAATGGGTTAGGAACCGTTAGCCCGATGTCACACTGCTCAGATCAGCTTTCACCACCAAGAATCTTGGTGAGATTGGCGCCTGAGGAAGCAGTTGCCCATGCCGTGAAGGCATCGGTGACCTGCTTCTCCTCGACGAGGGTGTATCCCGTTTCCGGGACATCCACGACGAGGTAAACCGCCATGTTGGCCTTCACGTTGACGCCCGCAAGAAGCGGGTCGGCAGCGATCTTGCTGTGATCGAGACGAACGAGCCGCCTCGTCCGCTTCCCACTCGTAGAGTGAGAAATGGACAGAGAGACGAGCCCGTCGTCCTTCTTGAAGACACCACTGTTGGTGCCAGAAGAAGTGCGGGGCAAAGAATTTGCAACCGCGTTGATCGTGACGGATTGTGGGTCAGTGAACATTGAGCATCTCCTGTGTTGAGGGACTACCTAGACAAGGTAGCCGTTGTTGGAAAACCATCGCGTTATAAGGCGCGATAGCCAGCTGCGAGTTACCACCTGGAAAGTCCAAGTGCAACCGCAATGGCCTTCTGTCTCAGAGTTAAACCTGAGTAAGAAAGGCCGAATCCGAATGGTGTTGCGGGTAGACGAGATTTTCTCTCGAATACCGTGCTCCTGTTAACAGGAACACCGTTGAAGCTTGCCCATATGTTCTCCTCATATCGAGAATGACACATGATGTAAGCGTTGCGCATCACCAAGCCGTCCTGACCGAGAGCAGAAATGTTGTGCATAACATCGCCAACATTCCCAAACCAGTCAGCGGCCCAGCTCCAAGGGCTGAGGTTCCAAAGAACCTCAGGAGAAATGTCTACGCCGTAGAGTTTACGAGCATAGCTGCCAAAACGACGAAACTTGTCGTTGGCACTCTGTCCTACTGGAAGGTAGTATTGATACTCTACCTCGAACCATTTTCGTTGAGAAAATGATTCAGTAATGGACCCCTCGGCAAACCCGATCGCCGGAGTGACATTGAACAGTAAACCTGTTCCAATGCCAGTCTCCGTCTTAGTCGGGAACTCATAGCTCCTCTGCAAGACCTTATTTGCGTTCTCCTGATAGGAGCGCACAATAGAG